ATCATCTGATGGATTTGTAAAAACTACATATAATTTATGAACTAAATCACCATTACGTGAGATTTGGCAAGTTACACGTTTTCCAATACCAGGGGTTCCGTTAAAAGTTTGTTGTATAGACTCAATAGAGAAGTTAGTATGACGACGATAAACTACTTTGAAGAAAGTGATCTGAGGGTTGCCTGTAAGATAGACATCTTGGGCACCATAAGCTACAAGTTGAAGTAGACCTCCACCCATTTTTAATATAAGCTAAGAAAATAATTTTTTATATATTAGATTTATTTTTACTAATATTTTATATAAAAATAATTTGAATGTTGATTTAGTTAGAATACGCAAGACCACCCATACCACTGAGAATACGGAGAACGTTATAGGAATGAGCATAGATTTTGACCGTTCCATCAGTTGCATCTGTTAATTGAAGTTGAGCAGTATCAATGCGAGACATATTAAGAGTTCCAGATGGTTGATGTTCTTCCGGTTTTAATGCAAAAGAATATACGTGGATATGTTTTGTAGCATTTGGTATATTGGTATGATGTTGATAGGGTTGAACCAGAGTAAAATAAGCTTCATCACGTTGTGCAAAACGATCATTACCGTTAAGCATAAGTTTGGCTTTTCCACAACTACCAGTATCACCTTTCCATATAAGTTCTTTAACAGGATGGTTGAAAGATAATTTAGCAGATAATTTACTAGAAGCTATAGTTTCACCACCTGTGAATTGCACTTGTTCAATAAGGTATTCGTGAGATAATTGAGCAAAACGACGACGTTCATCAGTATCTAAGAAGATGTAATCAGCCCATAAGGTGGCATCAGAGAAAGGAGTATCACTAAATTCAATATTGATTTTAACTTCGTGATATTGTAAAGCAATTAACGGTAATGCTAAACCAATATTACGGCAGAACCAGAATTCAAGAGGAACATATGCAGCTGTAGAAGCTGTTGCTTTAATCATATCATCATATCCTTGTTTCTTTCCTTTTGGTAAAGTAAGTTCATTCCAGATTTCCATCCAATCGCTATATTGACGATCAATTAATTGACCACCAATTTCTACTTCTACTTTTTTAATGCATTTACGAGCATCATTAATATTTGCTGTGTTTGTAAAAACTACATATAATTTATGAACTAAATCACCATTACGAGATATTTGGCAGGTTACACGTTTGTCAGGTTGAGCATTTCCGTTAAAAGTTTGTTGTATAGACTCAATAGAGAAGTTAGTATGACGACGATAAACTACTTTGAAGAAAGTGATCTGAGGGTTGCCTGTAAGATAGACATCTTGGGCACCATAAGCTACAAGTTGAAGAAGACCTCCACCCATTTTGTATTTATTATTAATACAGAAAAAAAATAATTTGTTAATATATTTAGTTAGAATAAGCAAGACCACCCATTCCACTAAGAATACGAAGCACATTGTAATTCACAGCATACATATTAAGAGTTCCTGCAGCAGAACCAGAAGCAGTTCCGACAATAGCAGTTGCTGTATCAATACGAGACATATTAAGAGTTCCAGATGGTTGGTGTTCTTCCGGTTTTAATGCAAAAGAATATACGTGGATATTTGTTCCATCAGGAATATTTTCGTGGTGTTGATAAGGTTGAACGTGTGTGAAATATTTGGCATCACGCTTAGCAAAACGATCATTACCGTTAAGTTGAAGTTGGAAATCTGTAGTTGGTAAATTACTGAAATCAGTATCAGTAGCTTCTCTATTAACCCATACTAATTCTTTAACAGGGTGATTAAATGAAAGTTTGGATTTTGTTGTTGTAGCACCTGCTGCAATTGATTCACCACCAGTAAATTGAACTTGTTCAATAAGGTATTCATGGGATAATTGGGCAAAACGACGACGTTCGTCAGTATCTAAGAAGATATAATCAGCCCATAATTCTACATTTGAAACAGTTGCACCGTCACCAAGTGCTGTTTTTGAACCTAATGTAAGATTGATTTTAACTTCGTGATATTGTAAAGCAATTAATGGTAATGCTAAACCAATATTACGGCAAAACCAGAACTCAAGAGGAACATATACTGTGTTTACATTTGTATCACCACCATTATAATTAACCATTGTTTTAAAACCAGTTTCTTTACCTTTAGGAAGTGTAAGTTCATTCCAGATATTCATCCATTCACCATATTGACGATCAATCATTTGACCACCAATTTCAACTTCTACTTGTTCAATGAGTTTATGTCCAACCTTTTTAACACTATTAGTTCCTGCTTTCACTTTAGCTTGTAAGTATAACTTATGAACTAAATCACCATTACGGGAGATTTGGCAAGTTACACGCTGACCTAAGGTAGCATTTCCATTAAAGGTTTGTTGAATTGACTCAATAGAGAAGTTAGTATGACGACGATAAACTACTTTGAAGAAAGTTATTTGAGGGTTGCCAGTAAGATATACATCTTGGGCACCATAAGCTACAAGTTGAAGAAGACCTCCACCCATTTTATCTTTATTATTAGATAAGATAAAAAAATATTTGTTAAATAATTTATATTCTTAAATTATAATAATTATGTTTAAAATTACTGAATATTTTTCGTTTTATGTTTTATTATGGTATTTCCTATATATGTTAAATATTATACCTTTTAATCCTATTATTAGTTTCTATTTAATTTTATCATTTGTATCTTGGTTAATATGTTATATGATTTATCTTAAAATATCTACAAAAAAAATATTATATTTTATTTTAATTGGAGTTATTTTTGCAAAAATAATACCAATTTTAACATTGAAACATGTTTTTAATCCTATTGATCTTGTATTTGGTTATTCAATGTTTTTTATTTATTATATTATACTATATTATACAAAAAATGTTGAACCTATTCAACATTACTTAAACTTTGTTATATATTTACAAAAATTACCAAATAATCTTTCAATTTTAGATTTAATTAAAAATTTAATTAGAATAAGCTAAACCACCCATACCACTTAAAATACGTAAAACATTATAATTAACACCCCATACCCTTATTGTTCCTCCTTTTTTAGGTTTTACTACAAGTTTTGCAGTATCTATTCTTGACATATTTAATGTTCCTGATGGTTGATGTTCTTCCGGTTTTAATGCAAATGAATATACATTAATACCCGCATTACTTGGTATATTTGTGTGATGTTGATATGGTTGGACCAATGAAAAATAATCTCCATTTCTTTTTGCAAAACGATCATTTCCATTTAATTGTAAATTAGCTGAAGAAATTGAATTATTTCCATCTGGATCTATACCAAATAAGGTATTTTGAAGTAATGAATTTGAATTATTACCAAATCTATCGATTGCTTCACTATTAGAATCTGCAAATACTGTAGAATCCGTATAATTATACCATTGATTTTCTAAATTTGCTTTATCAGTATCATTAATAGTCCATATAATTTCTTTTACAGGGTGATTCATAACTAAAGATACACTTTGTTCATTTGTTCCACTAACTGTATTTTCATTCATTTGTACTTGTTCTATTAAATATTCGTGTGATAATTGAGCAAATCTTTTACGTTCATCTGTATCTAAAAATACATAATCACACCAAATCGTTGCATTCTTAATTGATTTTCTATTAACTGTTCCAGTTGTATTTTTAACATACGCAGTTCCATTATAAGTGCAATTATCAAAAGATTCTATTTCTATATTTATTTTTACTTCGTGATATTGAAGAGCAATTAATGGTAATGCTAAACCTATATTACGACAAAACCAAAATTCTAAAGGAATATATATTTTATTATCTTTAAAACTTGTCATATCAGAATCTGCACCAATCATTTCTTGATAACCATCCATTTTTCCAATAGGTAATGATAATTCATTCCAAATATACATCCAATGTGAATATTGTTTATCAATCTTTTGACCACCAATTTCAACTTCAACTGATTTTAATAAACGATGACCAATAAAATTAACATAACGATCTAAATCTTGTGTAAGAATATTAACAATACTATTTCCATCATATAATTTTTCTAATTCTACTTCTACATACATTTTATGCACTAAATCACCATTGCGAGATATTTGACACGATACACGATTTCCCCAATCAAAATTACCATTAATAGATTGTTGTATAGATTCTAATGAAAAATTAGTATGACGACGATATACAACCTTAAAAAAAGTAATTTGAGGATTTCCAGTTAAATAAACATCTTGCGCACCATAAGCAACTAATTGTAATAATCCACCTCCCATTTATTAATTAAGCATATAAAAAATTAACTTGCAAAAAGTATTTAAATATGATGAAAGAAAGATGTAGTAAGAAAAGAATACACGTAGTAGATAATACAAAAGAAATTTCAACATTAGACGATATTCATATTAATAGTATAAAAAAATTTGAAAT